AACGTCAGCAGCCGGACTGCCTGCCCTGCCTGCCGTGGAGCGTGGGAGCGGCTGAACGTCAGCAGCCGGCACGCCCTGCACCTCTGAGACGTGAGCACGGAGCGGCTGAAATGCTGCACAGGATCGCGGCACTACTATATATTGTGTATGGCAAGCGCAAAACACAAGATATTGTGTTATTGTTCTTTTATGGAATATTAGCGGATTAGATCAACCATACAAGAAAATCACGCCGCCAAACTGCGCGGAATAACTCAAAATAGCTCTAAAACGCCCAGAATTAACCCGTATTCAATTTTTGCGGGCTGACAATATAATTTCATTACTTAACCATAAAACGCGATACAAGCCAAATAAAACGATTTTAGAGTATATGCAAGGGTAAACCAGGCGCGGGATATGCTATAATATAATATTGTTATTATATGCAGTATGTTTGTGATAATTTGCGGCGGAATACGTGGATAAAAATGTATATTTATGCGGATATTATGAATAGATATGCAGGTTACAATTTTGTTGCAAGTGCTGTGTGATTTGTTGCAAATGCAACGTTTTTTATAGTTTTTTTGTTGCAAATGCAACGTTTTTATGTGCAAATGGACATAAATCAACCCTAATTTACCGAAAAATCTGTTACAATTCTGTAATACACTTATATTCTTTTTTTAGAATAATATCAATGAATAATGAATAAAACCCGCATTTTATTTGCATAAAACAAGTTCATAAAATGCACAAATATGAAGATACCGCCGGAAACACTCAAAAACAGGCGGGTACATTTACATAGTGTATTAGTAGGTTATTACGTCAGCAGGAGCTATGTGTCCCATTCTATCCACATTTCTTCCACTAACCAAACCCCATCCTATCCCCCTAAAATAGACATCTACCGAAAAATCAAATTTCTCAATTCAAGTCGCCAAAAATAGACGTTTTGCAATACATACCGAAACAGTTATTCCTTAATAGCTACTCCGCGAAAATAGAGGGTTTACTACCCCAAAAATTCGATTATCGAAAACTACCCATATAAACCACATCAGAACAGTAATCATAATCCCTCTATTTTAGACGGTTTCTTATCCCGCAGAATTTTGCTGATATGGTTTTTCGGATTATATTTTAACAGATAACCCGCGAAATTTGCGTGATAAACTATTCCGAATTTAAGTTAAATATAACCCGAATGTTGGTCAAAAATATACCCTACCGTCAGGTAGGGAAGGTGTACTTTATTATATACTTTAATACTAAAGATACATTAATGTATGAATAGTATATAATAAAGTGTATAATAATTAAGACTATTCTTAATTTCTATGTATTAATTTAAGACTATTCTTAATTTATATATAACATTTAAGAATAGTCTTAATTTATATATATATATATATATTATATATTAATATATACTATTTACTTTATAATGCAAAAATCCGGCGGAGTTCGCAGACTTCCCTCTGTGGCTTCTACAAAAAAAATAAAAAAATTAATGTAAATAGCAAAAAACATATTGACAAAACTTTTGCAAAGTGTTACAATGGCTATGGATTGAATAAATAAACCACCGCGAGGTGGGGCTACATTTACAAACAAAGAAAGGAGGTACTTATGATTGAACGATAGACCGCCCAAAGAATACACGAATCAAGAATGGCTATCTGATTTTGAAAACCTTAAACGAACAGTCATTCCCGCGCAAGAGGACAGAATGAGGGTAATCCCTGATACTCCCTCTTATGGTTCATACCACGGTAAAACTCAGTATCAGAATTATTGCAGCTTTATCAACAACATTTTGAGGAACATCCGGCGCGGAGAGGTTGATTACTGTTATTACATATATCAAATAGCGGATTTACTAAAATATGAGAAGGAAAGGTTAGAGGTTCAATGGTTACAGCTTGAACGCTGTTTCCGCATATCTCTAAAATAAATAGCACAAATGTTTAATATTGATATTAAGAAAAAGAACAAACTTATACCCATTGTGGTTATCTTACTAATCGCCTGTTTGGTTTTAGTCATTCTATTGTTTTCTAAATGCGGGAACGAACAGCCGGCACAAAATCTAAATCCTGATGATGCCGCTGTCACTTGGAACGGAGAACAAGAAGTACCAAGACCAACAGTTGATAATAAACCTGCCATCGCTGTTCCCGGCATAAAAGAAATGATTTTCATTGCCAACCAAAAAGAACAGAAGGTTAATCTTTATAACCCACGAGAAAACAACTGTTACTTTCAAATGAACTTGTATGCCGAGGATGAGCTTGTTTGGAAGTCGGGCAATGTTTCTCCCGGCGATGGATTTTATGATATTGAATTAACCAAGATTTTGTCACAAGGCGAACGGCAGGGTTATCTAATAATCAAATGCTACAAACAAGACGGAACGGAATTAAACTCCGCGCGGGTTAAATTCAAATTATCTGTTGTTCCGCAATAAAAGAATGGAGAGTAAATATGAAAAAAATTATTTCATTGATTATGGTTGTATGTCTTATGGCTACAATCGGTATGGCTACCGCAAGTGCTGATTCTGTAAACGGCGGTACTACTACAATTACATACAAAGAACCCGACACATATTGTGTGCTTATTCCTGAAACCATTGATATGACTTTTTACAATTATCGTTTTCAGGCGACGGATATGAACCTTGCTGAAGGCGACGAGGTATTTGTTACGATGGGCGGATTAGATGAAAACAATTATTTTCCTTTAACCCACGAGAACGGAGTTGATACCGCAAGGAAGAAAGTTTATTACGACTATGGTTCTATTCCAACGGATAGGTTAGATATGCTTCCGGCTTATTGCGTTGGTTATTTCTCGGATGAAGATACAATTTCACGAATGGGATTTATGATGATTAATGACGGAGATATGCACTTTAAGGCGGGTAATTATACTGGCACAGCAGAGTTCACGGTAGAACTCAGAGAGAGCGTTTAGTCCCGCGAGGGAGGTATGTGAGTGGAGCAAAAAAGTCCACATAAGCTCATATACAAAATAGAGAGCAAAATGTTAAAGCGGAACAAGTGGAAACTTAACCTTCCGCTCGAAACCGCGTGGAAAGAATGTCCAAGCGTTATTGTGGCTCTGAACGATAGTCAATGCCTGAGATTTATAGATGAAATCAACGGCGCGGAAAATGTAAGTGAGAAAATCTATAACTTGCAAAGAAGAATCCGCAATATCAAGAAGAAGCCCAAAAGCATTGAAAACAAACGATTGATTGGCAATTACTATAACACGTTATATCATCTTCAATTTCAACAAGATTATGTTTGTGTGGTTATGAACTCTAAAAAAGATTATGACCGCGCCAATCAAGGATTTTCAATTACATACGAAAACAATCATACAGTAAAATACCGCCGCTTGCTCGGCACAAATGGCGGTATCAAAAACTCAACTATTGTCTATGTCAATGAACTTCTATACGACAAGATAAAAAGCAAATTAGATAACGGTAGGAAAATGGATATGAAGCTTGTTCCCGCCAAGCTCGAAGCATATCAAGCTCTTATCTGTTCTGGTTCAATTCCGCTGCCTATGCCAAAAGGCTTCATTGTGGTTAAGGATTGCATAACGAAATTCAAAGAGGACGTTTATGTAATTGATGATAGCGGTGACGGAGAACCAAAACTGACATTTGAGAAAGATTATGAAATTGAACACAATGATTCTGACGGATATGGGTTAATGTCTCCCTCATACTCCCGCGAAGTAAACGGCTACCTGACAGGGTGTGAAGATACCCTGTCGGGTATGACTGTTAGATACGCTTGGACTAAAGGGATGTTATACACTATGGATTTCGTAGAGTTTGCGGAAAAAATTGCCGGCACATACGAAGTCATAGATGTTTGGGGGCACAAGCGAGATGTCCGCGAAGCGGATGTCATTCTCACGGAGTCTATGCTAAAGTTGTGGGATTCATATGACAGTTGGGAAGATTACTTTGAGAATTGTCAAAAGAACAATTATGAGTTTGCAGTAACTAAAACCACGCCTCAAGAACTTGAAAACGTAAGAGATACAAACTATCAGTTTTTGCAATCCTATCAATTTACAGATGATGAAATCAAAGAACTATGTCAGCCGACGGTCGATGAGATAAAATCTGTTATTGGTTTGGATTACAGAAAAAGTTTAGCATTTCTCGCGGGATTTAGTTTAACTGAGGATAACTGTTTTACAAAAGATACTGAGAGTTATGTTAAAGCGTTAATGATTGAACCCGATATGATTAATGACCCTTTCATTCGCAGGAAGATATACAGTATGATTCGTAAGCGGATTGAAATGGGTGAGCGCGGGGCAATTCGCATTAACGCTAATTTCGCTATGATTAGCGGAGACCCCTATGCCCTATTGCAATCTATCTTTGGTTTGGAGATTACAGGATTGCTAAAAGCGGGAGAAGTTTATCACAAATATTGGATTGATAAAGGAGCAGAGGAAATAGTTTGTTTCCGCGCTCCAATGACTTGATTGACAGGTCGCCTATATAGAAATATATAGGGCAACCCCTATTGAATTGCTGGGAAGCCCTTCGCGGGCAATCAGCAGCCAAGACCCCGACGGGTAAGGTTCAACGACTATCGAAAGCACGAACGTTGTTCGGAAGTGAGTAGAGTACACCATAAGCGATTGATGGTGGAAGCGGTAGGCATCCGCAAGGATGAAGATATAGTCTCAACTTCTTGTGAAAGCAAGAGAGGGTTATTCCCTAACAAGCCGGTAGCGCGGTTTGTTCAAGATAATGTGTCATAACAATATTCGTAAGATGAAACTTCATACAGACACAGAAACAAATTATTGGTATAAATATATAAATTCAGTCCTGATTTACAATGCGTGGGATTCCGCTTGTGAAGCTATGAACGGGGCTGACAAGGATAAACGCAAACTGTCCTTGTAAAACTTGGTGAACCGTCAAATGGCGGGTGTCGCAAATCGCGGCTAACGGTGGAACTCTAATTTAGACGATACCGTGCCAAGCCTTAATGGAAACATTTTGGAAGGTGTAACGACTACAAAATACGAGCTACGTCATTATGATATGCCTATGAATTTGATACATTTGCGGTGAAACTCCGTGGGTGGAAGTGCCAAGTAAGTGACCCAACTTAAAGAGATAGTCTAATCCCCTAATAAATATCGGGCGACCGAGGGTATCAATGGGCGACACAAATATGTGTACTGATAATCCAATAATTTTGAAAAGAACATTAAACTCTCCGACCATTATATGCTTGCAAAAGCGAGCCGAGAAAATTGCGCCGGAAGAATCGGATATAATAGAGGCAAATAAACTTGCATTTAATGATGAAATCGGAGAGGTTACAAACCGTATAACAGAAATGATAGTTCGCAGGGATAGTTTTCCTGTGGATTCGGAAGAATATAAAGAATTGTCTTATCGCATAATGTGCGGTCAGCATTATCAGCAAGTAACGATTAAATATTAGTCGCATTGCATAGTAATATGCAAATGAAAAACAAGGTGAACTTATAAATATAAGGTGTCAATCGGACGTTTAGGAATCATAGGAAATAATGATTTGCTGATTGGCTAACAGGGAAGTCTAAGTATAAAATGAGCATTTATAAAAAATATGGTATATATGGAATAAGGAATAAAATAAACGGTAAAATTTACATCGGACAAACAATGATGAGTTTTGGAGATAGATGGGATTGTCATAAAGCACAACTTCGTGGTGGTTATCACGAAAATCCACATCTTCAAAATTCTTGGAATAAATATGGCGAGGAAAATTTTGAATTTATTATTGTTTACGATTGTCAGAATCAAGAGGATAAAGATTTTGTAAATCAGTTAGAGATAGATGAAATTGCAAAATACAAATCTCTTGGTCTTGCTTACAACATTCACGATGGCGGAGAAGGTGGATTATTTTTAGGGAAACACCTTTCGGAAGAAACTAAAAGAAAAATTGGTGAAAAGAACAGGATTAATATGCTTGGGCGAAAAGCCTCGGAAGAAACCAAGAAAAAGATGTCCGATTCTCAAAAGGCGAGATATGATAAATGGACAGATGAAGATAGACGTGAATGGGGACAAAAAATATCAAAAGCGCAGTCCGGCATAAAAAAGCCAAAATTAAAGGAGATAATGAAGAATAATAAAAATGGCGCAAAATATACAATAGAACAAGTCAAAGAAATCCGTCGTTTACACGAAGAAGAAAACAAAGGATATACAGAAATATCCGAAATAATGAATATTCCAAGACCTACCGTTTATTTAATAGCTACTTATCGCAGATGGAAGGCTGCATAATTTTTATATATGATAATCCTGTGCCAAGCCGCGACAGCGATGTTGCGGAAGGTCAAACGACTAAGACATACTTTCTCAACGAGAAAATGAAGTCTGTACTATAATGGCGAAATTCCATTATAGGAAGTGCCTTGCGCGGAAATCCCTCATCATTAGATGAGCCTATGAATTTACATAGGGCGATGATATAGTCTATTCCCCTAATAAATATCGGGAAACCGAGGGTATAAAAGAGACAGAGCAAAGGGAATTATAGCAAAATCTATGCCTGAATATTGGTACTCATTGCGCGGAAATAAAATTCACGAAGAAGATACCGATGAAGTTAAGGCAAAGAAAACAATCAATGAGCAAATTGCCGCGATAAAGAAACCTTACTTTATGTGTTATGTTTACCCTAAACTTAAATCAGAGTATAACAAATATGTCAAGAACAATAATAATTCAGCAATCCGCAAATATGGTAAGTACGGAATAAGGTGCGTAGATGATATTCGCAATTATCCCGCGCAATCGTCTGAGATGTCGGATTTCGTAAAATTCTACGACAAACTCTCTCCTGTTGATTGCGGTGACTCGACAATAAATCGTATCTGTTGGTTTTTTGAGGATTCGTTTAGAGATTGCTTATCTACTATCAGCGAATATATGATTAAAATAACTCAAAAGCCGTTCGATTATACGATTTTGAAAAGTAAAACTGAATATAGCAAATCAGACTACTTAGGAATTTCAAAGATTTTCAATGATTATAAAGCCAAAACTAAAAACCATATGAAAAACTTAACCGAGCGCAAGGCTTCCTCAGAGCAGGAGTTCGCGGATTATATGATTATGATAAATCATTTTAGAAAACAGTGCTTTGAGATTTGCCCGAGCGAAGAAGAAATGTGTAACATCGTTTTGGATTTGTGTTATCAAAGTGAAAACTCAAAGAAGTTTGCTTGGGATGTGTGCGGAGATGTTATTATCAAAAATCTGTTACAGAGAAACGATAATGTAATTCACTTCCCGCAAGTAGTTTCCGGCGAGGGCGAGTTTGAATATTGCGGGCGACAGTTTGCAATGAAAGAATTGGAGGTGGATTATGGGAAAATTGACTCCGATGAGGGCAATCCGCGCCAAGTGTCTTGACTGTTGTTGCGATAGTCCGACAGAGGTAAAACTGTGCGATATTAAGACTTGCCCTTTATACCCCTATAAAAGTGGGCGTAAACCAAGAAAAGGTACTGAGGAATATAATTTCATTACCGAGGGTAGTTTTACAAAAAAATGTGCCTCTACGACCCCTCTAAATGAAAAAGAAAGCCATTTACAAGGAGGTGACGAAGAATGATTGTATTAAATGAGAAAGATTATGCTATCGAACACCTTGAAAGTGGCGATGTCGGCGAAAAACCGTTTTTCACATTATCTATGATTGCGAAGTATTATTATCATTGTTTGGGATATAAGAAAAGCAAAATCAATAAACTGCTAAATGAGTTTATGCAGAAGAATTATTTTGGCTACCAAAACGATAAACTCACTTGGGAAGAAACCATAGATAAAATTGTTAGGAATGTAAACAAGTATGAGTTGCTTGAACTCGCGGGAGTTAGTATCACGGAATCCGAGCTTGAAAAAATAGCTACACTTGATAATCCTGAAAAAGAGCGGGTTATGTTTACAATCTTATGCCTTGCCAAACTTGGGCAGTTGCGAAATCCAAATAGCGACGGCTGGGTAAATGAAAGCACAAAGGATATTTTCAAGATGGCGCGGGTTTCCTCTAAACGTTTTGACCGCGAGCTATGTATCGGAGAATTAGCCGACGATGGTTTTCTTGAATTGCCGCTGCGAAACGCAAACAATAGCGTGAGAGTAACATTCATTGATAACGAGGGCGAGCAGAAGTTATTGGTAAGTGACTTCCGCGAACTTGGATATGAGTATTTGAAATACAAGGGTGGCAATTTCATTCGATGTGCTGAGTGCGGGATTTTAACGCGCGGGAACAAGAATGGCACAAAGAGGTATTGCAAGGATTGCTCGGCGTATACTCCGCAGGAAACGAAAATTATTACTTGTGTGGATTGCGGAGAAGAATTTTCTGCAAATTCAACTTCTCGCAGAATCAGGTGCGATAAATGCTATATTGAAGAACGTAAAAGAATTGAAAGAGAGAAAAAACGCAAACAAAGGCAGCCATTATAATATAAGTTTGTCCCACCAGTTCATTTTTGGATGAACGAATAATATTTGTGCAATTTTCACAACAAAAACGCCCTATTTTAGAGGGTTTATAGGGTATTTTGTGCAATTTACACAAACGAATCCTTTTATTTATATGAGTGGGGGATAACCCACTTATACTCTCATTTCTTTATCTTTCTCTTTTCTTGATTGGCGTTGGCGCGGCAAAAGCTGCGTCGGCGCATCTTAAAACAACGCGGCTAAACACAATCATCCTTCTACATTATAAAATTATAAAAAGACTAACTATCTGCTTTTACAATTTAATCGTTGTATGAGTAGATGTAATTGATTGTGTAATTCCCGCGATTTAATAATAGTTTAATCAAATGGCGGATTAGTCAAGCGGTCAAGATACTCGGCTTTCAATCGAGTGGCGCACGGTTCAACTCCGGCATCCGCTACCATACGGGTAGGTATGCAAGTCTGGTCAAAGCAAGCAGTCTGTAAAACTGTTCCGGCGACGGTTCAAAAGTTCAAATCTTTTCCTGCCCACCATATGGCTTTATAGTTTAACTGGTTAAAATACCGCCCTGTCACGGCGGAGTTTAGGGTTCGAGTCCCCATAGAGCCGCCATATATTCTCGTGTAGCTCAGTTGGTAGAGTCCCTGACTGTTAATCAGGTTGTCGCGTGTTCGAGTCACGCCACGAGAGCCAAATATTGCGGGATAGAGCAGTGGTTAGCTCATCTGCCTCATAAGCAGAAAGTCGTGAGTTCAAATCTCACTCCCGCAACCAAATACATTCATAGTTATTTAGATAGGACAAGGATTAGCTCTCCCTTTTCATTGCCGCAACAATGGAATTACTATCTTTATAATAATTTTATCTTTTTGCGGAAAGGAAGATTTTTATGATAGGAATTTATAAATTCACAAACAAATTAACAGGAGAATCTTATATTGGTCAAAGTAGGGATATACATAAAAGATATATTCAACATAAATGTAGGCACGAAATATATTTACACGAAGATTCACCCAAAGAAGATACATACTTTCACTCAATGCTTAGACATTATGGATTTAATAATTTTGATTTTGAAGTAATCGAAGAATGTCGCATAGATGAATTGAACGATAAGGAGATATATTATATTAAAACATTCGGTACTCTTTTTTCCTAATGGATATAATATAGACAGAGGTGGGAACTTACCACATCCAAATAAATTTGATTCTTATGAAACGGTGGAAGAAGTTATTGAATTGTTGAAAACATCCACAAAATCAAACATTGAAATTGGTGAAATATATGGTGTTTCTGACCAAACAATAAGCGATATTAATAATGGAAGAACGTGGAGAAAAGATGAGTTATCATACCCAATTAGGCAAACACGCAAATTAATTAATTTTAGGAAAACAAACAACTTGGAAAAAATAACGTATTATTGTTCTGAATGTGGAAAAGAATTGAGCGGGAAATGCAAAACAGGATTATGTGCAAACTGTTGTAGAAAAATGCAGGAAAATAATAGTCCAATCCCACCCAAAGAAACACTATATGAATTATTATTAAACCAACCATTTACAAAGGTCGCTCAAATGTATAATGTTTCCGATAATGCGGTTCGTAGATGGTGTGATAAATACAATATCCCGCGACATTCATCATATTATCGAAATGCCGCTTAATACCCGCAAGGGTAATATGCTGAAATAGTATAATGGTAGTACCGTAGATTTGTAACCTACTAATCCGAGTCCGACTCTCGGTTTCAGCTCCAAACATAGCGAAAGCTAAATTTACAAAAGGTGGTTAAACCAAAATTGAAAGAAATAACAAAAAAGGAAATGGAAGCACTTATTGAAAAAGGTGTAATCCGCAATTCAACAAGAGGTTATGTTAAACAAAACGGCGACATCGTAGGATTTTATCGTACCCGCCACAGAAGATACTTAGAGGACAAATATGTAGACATAGCCAAAAAACTCACATAAGGAGCGTATATGGCTAAAAAGAAACTAAAATCAAATGGCATATTCTTCACGGGAAAAGCATCCGAGGATGTAACAGGTTCTCAGTATCTTATTAAATTCGGACATACCCAATGCTTGCTTGAATGTGGATTATTTCAATCCAATGATTACATAGAATCATATCGAGCAAATTCCGCGAAATATCAGTTCAAACCTTCGGATATTGATTTTGTGTGGCTGAATCATTTACACGTTGACCACTCAGCGGGCATCCCAAGATTAGTCCGCGAGGGTTTTCGTGGTAAAATCATAGCCACAAAAGAAACTGCGGAATTGCTAAAGCCAATGTTATTAAATTCCTGCGCGATACTCAAAGAAGAAGCGCGGATTTTATCTCGGAAATACAAACGAGATTATAAACCTTTATACGAGGAAGAAGATGTCTATAAGGCATTAGAATTAGTTGAGGTATATAACGAATATAATAAAGACTATGTTTTGAACGACAATGTAAGTTTTCAATGGTTAAGAAATTCTCATTGTCTTGGCGCGGCTCAGTTATTATTAACGCTCCGCGACAAAAATTCAACGAAAAGAGTTCTATATACATCTGACATCGGAGCATTAAAATCCAAAAATCATTATGTTACGAATACTGAAATTCCGAGCCGGCACATAGATGTTTGTCTTTTAGAGAGCACCTACGGATTGGCTAAAAGGCAGACCAAAAAGAAACGCTCATACGACATCAAATTGCTTGAGTCCGCGATAAATACAGTTATCGAGCGCAAAGGCACGGTACTTCTCCCCTGTTTCAGTTTTAGCCGCACACAAGAATTACTTACAACATTATACGAAATTTATGGCGCACAGAAGAATTTCTGTACGCCTATTTTTATTGATTCAATGTTGAGTTGTGAAATATCAAAAATGTATTCACGATTGCTTGACGGAGATAATGCTGAAAAATGGCGGGAAGTTTCTGAATGGGAGAATGTGCATTTCATTGAAGATAAAGATGAATCTAATAATGTTATTGCAAACCGTATGCCAAAGATAATTATTTCTTCTTCTGGATTTTGCACAAATGGCAGAATCGTCGGATATTTGAAAAGATATTTGCGCGACCCAAACTCAATGGTTATCTTTTCTGGTTATACAGGCGATAACCCATCTTACTTGTCTTATCGGATTAAGAATTACCGTGATAACAAGTTCATTAAGATAAATGGCGAACAAGTGCCAAACCGCGCGGATTGTATAAACCTCACGACTTTCAGTAGTCACGCAAGTTTCAACGATTTGGTGAAATACGGAAGTTCACTGAATACAAACAAATTGGTTTTGGTACACGGCGCGGCAGATGCTAAAAAGTGTTTGGCTGAGAAATTAGAAGAAGAAATATCAAAAAATGATAAAACATATCGTGTCATTCAATCCTTTAAGGGAATGATGATACATTTATAGGAGATACATTATGGTTGAGAATATTGAAGAAATGCGAGATATAGAAGAATCGTTTTCTTATGATTATAACGATAAATTCATAATGGAAGATAATCTTGACAGAAGGATTTATCTTAATGCTGAAATAAACGAAAGCGCGGTTGACGTAATTGTATATCAAATTATGCGTTGCAATCGTTTAGATAGAGATATTGACGTTGAAGATAGAGAACCGATAAGGCTGTATATAAATAGCCCCGGCGGTTCAGTAATTGATGGATTTTCACTCATTGACTGTATCAAATTATCAAAAACGCCCGTTTATACAATCAATTTGGGAATGTGTTTCTCTATGGCTTTATTAGTTTTTATGGCGGGTCATAAGAGATTTAGCTTCCCGCACAGTGAATTTCTATTGCACGACGGGCAAAGTTCAGATGCTAACAGTACAGCAAAAGTGAAAGACTATTTAGATTTTTCAATTAACCAAATTGAGAAGATGACCAAAGATTATGTTATTACACAATCCGCGATTTCGGGGGATAGCTTCGACAATAATTATCGGAGAGAATGGTATTTCCTACCCAAAGAAGGCAAAGACATTGGTGTTGTGGATTACATAGTCGGTCAAGATTGTGATATGGATGAAATTTTATAGGTTTGCGGATATTCTTTCCGCTAAACTTCAAGAAAGGTGGAAAGAGATTGTTTAGAAGATATGAGAATGAAAACGAAGAACAGTTCCTATGGAGAATAGGGCAAGCCAAAGATAAAGGTTTAATTAATTATAGTTGGGATGATATTGCCGATATTATGAATAAGGAGTTCCGCGAGGATGAATCGGAATATAAAACTTCGGCGGCATATCGTAAACCATATCAATACACTAAGAAATTATACGAGTCAGGCGTGTTTAAGGATTTTTCGCAAGAGCAGTACATCGAGGAATTAAGAGAAGCCAAGCAAGAAATTAGAAAGGCTAAACAGCAATTATTTGATGAACGCACGTCATATAATAAGTCACTCCGCGAACAAGCTCGCCGCGAATCAATGTTTGACATTGTAAAACGCGCCATTGAGGAATACCGACCAATTAGATTTGACTATCAGTCGCCAACTGCGCGGAAGGGCGACAACGACCTAATTATTCATTTAACAGACATTCATTGCGGAGTTAATATCAATTCGCCAATGAATCAGTTTAATACTGAAATCTTGAAAGAGCGTTTACAAAAATATCTCGATGAGATTATTGAAATCCAAAGAATGTATCAGTCGGAAAATGCTTACCTGATTTTGGGCGGTGACAATATTAGTGGCATCATCCACTTAAATGCGCGGATTGAAGCCAAAGAAAATATTATTACTCAAATTATGGTCGTTACCGATTTAATAAGTGACTTCATTTATGAGTTAAGTAAAGTATTTAATAAAGTTGAAGTACATACAACCGCAGGAAATCATTCACGCTCAACCGCGAGCAAGGAAGAAACCATAAAAGGTGAGAATTTTGATTTATTAGTTCCCTACATTTGCGGGAAAGACTTGAAAAACGTTGAGAATGTTGAATTTGTCAGCAATTATCTTGATTGCGATATAGCTACTTTTATGGTTAGAGGGCATATGGTTTATGCCACGCACGGTGATAAAGATACTGTCAAGAACGTGGTTTATCATATGACAAATTTTGCGCGGAAAGCTAAACTGCCGCTGCCGGATATGTGTTATTTAGGACATAGACACACAAATTCAATGGAAACCATAGACGATGTTAAGGTTATTCAAAGCGGCTGCGTTGACGGAATGGATAGTTACACGATAGACTCAAGACTCGTCGGAACACCAGAGCAAACTGTTACTGTGGTTACAGAAAAACATAGAGTAAAAGCACTATGCGATATTCCACTTGATTAAAAAGGAGAGAGAAAAATGGGAAAGAATGAGATTGTTAAACAATTAGCCGAGCGAATTGATGGAAATATCACCGAAGAAACTATGCGAAAGTATTCGGAAGTCTGCGATACGCTCGTTGACATATTTACTGATGCACTTATTGAGGAAAAGCGGATTTTGTGGAAAGGCTTTCTGAGTATGGAAGTTAGAGACCGTGCCGCGAGAAAAGCGAGAAATCCCGCGACAAATCAAATTGAACTATTTCCCGCAACAAAAGTTGTTAGGTGTAAGGTAAGCGATACAATAAAAAATATTATTGCTGAAAAGTGAGGATAAGAAAATGAAAGAAAAAACTTTTGATAGTATTATAGACCTCAGTTGCCATATGTACGATGTTGCCGAGGGCGGAAAGACCATTACCGCAGTTGTTTTTGAGGAAGGCGCGGAAGAATTGTGGCAATGGCTTAGTGATTATGATGAAACTAAAACTGGCGTTATCTTTATCCACGGAGATTATGAAAAAGAGTATTATGTTACTTTTACTAACGAATTTGTATTAAGTATTGTTCCTGTCTTTATGGATGAGGGCAAAATGCTGAGTGCAGAAACAGACATTATGTTATTTGATGGTGATGTTTCAAATAAAATTGCGCTCGGTAATAATTGCGAACAGTATGAAATCGTTTACGAAGATGACGACGATGATATATACAGCGTTCTTCTTGACGACGAAGTTTACGATTTCGATGAGGACGACGAGATTTATGATTTCTTTGAAGAAGATGACGAAGATTGCGGCGAATGTTGCGAAGATTGTTCAAACTGCGAACGCAGACTTGCAGCTCAAGCAATAGGTGCTGCTTTGGATTATTTCAGTTACATATTGAACCAATATGATAATGTAGATGATTAAATCGGAGCTGCCCGTTCGGGTGGCTCTTTTTAGTTGAAATTACAGAAATTAGTTGAGATGGAGGTGCGGCAAATATGCCGAAGCAAAACGATAAGCGAGTTTGCTGCACTTGTGGCAAACCGCTGGCACTAAATAAATACTATAAAACATATAGCGACTTATATACAGATTCTATGTTGCCGATTTGCAAGGATTGTTTCTCCCACAAATTTTGGGAATACGGAAATCTATATAAAAGTAACAAAATGGCTATGCAGAGAATGTGTATGTTATTTGATATATATTTTAATGAGGATATGTTTGATAGTTGCGATACCAACAACGAAACGGTTATTGGAAACTATTTTAGAAAACTAAATATGACACAATATCGCGGGAAAACTTTTGAGGATTCTTTGAACGATGGCATTTTTGAATTGTCGGGAGACAGGAAGAAAGTAAAAGGTAAACGTGTAGCCATCGTTGACGAATATGATAATGTACAAGAAGAAACACCCGATGAAAAGATTAACCCTAAAGATTTGGAAAAGTGGGGAGTCGGATTTGACCTTATGGATTATTCAATCCTGAACTCTCACTATAAATTCCTCAAAAATTCAAACCCGAATTGCGATAGTAACCAAGAAATATTTATTACGACGTTGTGTTATACCTATATGAAACAAATGAAATCTTTGCGGGAAGGCGATATAAAGACATATAAGGATATGTCTGAATTATACCTTAGAACGTTCAAAGAGGCGGGATTAAAAACCGTTAAGGACACTACTGAAAGCAAGGATTTTGTTACAGGAGTTTCTATTGCGACTATTGAAAAATATACTCCTTCAGAGTTTTATAAAGACCAAAAGTTATATAAAGACTTTGACGGAATCGGCGGGATAATTAAACGTTTCTTCACGCGCCCATTGAAAAACTTACAGTTCGGCACGAACGAGCAGGATGAAGAATATTCAATACAAGACGGTGATGAAGATGATTAGTACGACAAAGACCGCTAAGAAACAGACGGTAGTTACGATTGACCCGCGCGTAATGAAAAAGCTCTACGAACACGCAGATGAGAAACAGAAAGCATTATCTCAGAATTTCCCAAGCACAACGCTTTTGGGCGATGCGAATTTCTTGGGGCATTTTTTATTGTGGGTAACTTTTTGGCGGAGAAATCTGCATAGGTTTGCTACTGACTATCTCGGATTATCACTAAAGTTGTATCAGGTGATAATGCTTTACTTGATGGGGATTAATAATACATTTGTTTGTATCGCAAGCCGCGCAAGTGCTAAATCATTTGTTATTGCGATTTACGCTTGTTGTAAGGCTATTCTTTATCCTCAGTCAAGTATTGTGCTTTGTTCGGGAACGAAAGGACAAGCAAAACTTTTAGTATCTGAAAAGATTGAAAAAGAGTTGTGTTCGTGGTCGCCGGTATTGAAACGCGAAATTAAGAAGATAAAAACAAACAGTAATGATGTTGAAGTTATCTTCCATAACGGTAGTAAAATAACGGTTTGTGCTGCCAATGACAATGCACGCGGACTGAGAGCTACCGATATAGTGAGAGAGGAATGTCGTCAAATTCCAAAATGGATTGATGATAGCGTTCTTTCTCCTTTCAAATTCATTAGACCTACACCTTATTTATCTACGCCATTTTATTCAAAAGTAGTTGAGTTGCAAGAGGATGCAACAGATATATATATTAGTTCGAGTTATTTTGATAATAATAGCGAAGATACTTGGATGTGGAAGGTAGTTGACCAAGCATTTGCTGAAATGCTTAATGATAAACCATCTTGTTTGCTTGCTTTCGATGAAACTATTGCTTTATATTTTGGAATTAAAAAGCGAGAGGATTTATTAAAAGAAAAAGTTAAACAAGACAGAATGACTTGGTTGTTAGAGTTTAAGAACTGTCGCCTCAAGGAAAATCAGGCGGCATTTTTCACGAGAAAAATGTTGACACAAAATCAAGTCAATAAACAGGTATTCTATCCTCGCACCACATTTGATTTTAGGAATGGAAAAAGAAATCCATATGATATTCCAAAACAAAAGGGCGAGATTAGGATAGTTGCTTGTGATATGGCTTTCATACAAAAAAAAGGTAATGATAATTCTGTGTTTGTTTGTATGAGGTTATTACCAGAAACCAAACGTTATGAAAGAACTGATATGGCTGATTTAGAAATTAGTAGCGGATATAGGCGAATTGTTCCTTATATTGAATCGGTTCAGGGTGGCGATATAACTATGCAAGCCATTAGAATTAGACAATTATATGAAGATTTTCACGCTGATTTCGTGTGCCTTGATACGAGAAATGCTGGTAGAAATGCCGCTTAATATGGAAACATATTATGTAACAAGTGCGGAAGAAAACTGGGAGGCTGAAATGCTAATCAGAGTGGAAGGCTACATTAAAAAAGTAGTCACACGCAACGCATAGAGAGTAAAACTGTAATTCAGAATATAATCTCTCCACGAGTCCGCACAACCTAATATTATAAAGAGATTTGTTGGATAGACACCAACCACTCTTTTTGTTTATGGACGAGTTTATCTCGTCCATTTTTATTAAACGAAAGGAGTAATTTTATGTTATTGAGTAAGACTGTAAAACAACATTGGAACTCTAAAAATAGAGACAGATATGTTGAACTTGGCTATACTTTTACAAAAATGAAAGACGAATTTGAAATAAGCGTCAATGATTTACCCGATTATAGTAGGGTAAAAGTTGAAGTGAAATGTGATTATTGTGGAGAAATAATTACTAAACAATGGATTAATTATGTCAGTGAAACAAAAAGAAATATCGTACATAAAGATGCTTGCCAAAAATGCAAGGATATAAAATATAATGATATAATGCTCAAAAAATATGGGACAAATACTTCATTCAAAGTTGATGAAATTAAAGATAAGATTAAGAAAACAAACTTAGAAATATATGGTTATGAGAACCCTTCTTCGAGTGAAATAGTGCGAAAAAAAGTTGCTCAAACAAATATAAAAAGATACGGCGGAATTGCGCCAACCTGTTCTAAAGAGGTTATGAAAAAAATACAAAGTACTTGTTTGAAAAAATATGGCGTTAAAAGTCCGTTAGCAATTTGGGATAGAAAGGGCAAAAATAATCCAAATTGGAAGGGTGGCATTTGGACTGTTGGTAGAACATCTATGGAATGTCGCAACTGGAAAAAATCTGTATATAAAAAAGATAATTATACTTGTCAACGTTGTGGCGCAAGAAACGGTAATGGTAAACGAATTATCTTAAATGCACATCACATTTTTAATTGGCGAGATTATGAAGATTTAAGATATGATATTGATAATGGCATCACATTGTGCGATGTGTGTCATAGAGAGTTTCACAAAAAATATGGTAAAAGAAATAATAATAAAAATCAAATAGAAGAATTTCTTTGTAATAATGGTTAAAAGATATGCTGAACTAATTGGAAAATTAACAATTAGAATTGTCGAATAAAAAGTCGGCAAGATAACAAATTTGATTGCAGTTTATGATTCATTGGCAAGAGTAATGTATGACGAGGAAAGAAATGTTGAATATCCTCCATTATCTTGTATGAACGATGAAAATATTGCTAATCGTATTAAGGCAGAGGGTGCTATTCCCTGTATTTATGCTATAAATGCTACACAAAAATTAAATAGTGATATTGCTATGGATTTTCGTAGAGTATTAGAACAACGCTTTATTGAATTTCTTATTCCTTATGAAATAGCTAAAGAGGAAATATTATCACAGAACAAGGATTATCTTAGCGCACCAGACGGAGTAACACAGGTGTTTTATGAAAGACCCTTTTTGGAAACACAAGTTTTAATAAATGAGTGTGCTGAATTAACCTATGAGAAGAAAGATACGGGTGTCATAATATTGCGTGAAAATTCAAACGCACACAAAGACCATTTTAGTTCTTGTAGCTATTCGTCTTTTATGGCAACTCTATTAGAGAAAGATTTATTCTCAGATTTACAAGAATATGAAGTAAGAGTATTTGTCGATTAAGGAGAAAAAAAATATGGACAAAAAATTTCAATTATATTCACCGTGGGTGATTTACTATAAAAAGTTACAAATATTATTCGGGCAGGACAAAGACATCAAAATGGATTTCGACAATGATACGCTGACCGTCAAAATGTATATCAACAGTCAGGACAAGTATGAGGCTTTATCCCAGCTCTTGCCCGCCGAAAAGCAACTTGGCAATGTAACGCTGAAAATTCAGCTTATTCCCGCCAATCTCAATGCTTCAAAAGTTGACTTGCTCAGAAAAGCATTTAATGGCAATCCAATCGTAACGGATATTATTTCAATATCCCGCGACGTTCTTGAAACCACAAACGATTTCAACTATGTTGTTTTTAAGAAAGAGGTCGTGCAATACCACGATGATTCTTTAGGCGACCCGCACGGGAATTGTTCAACTCTTTATCAAGAGATTGCCAAAGAAGTATTCGAGGATTGCGGCGGAATTTATTTCTGCACAGACCAATTCGAGTAATAAAAAGAAAGGAGGGCGGCAATGTCAAAGAAGAAAAATTATAAACCACAAAAATCTGTTGAAACAAATAGCGCGGTACAGACAACCGCCCCGACAGCAGAGTTTAATTCATATTATGCAACTCAAACTTTATCCCATTATTTTGGTTTAGATATTTTGAGTTTGTATAAGCCGGAAGAACTTGCGGCAATGGCTCGTGACCCGATGAACCACAACAGAGAACTTCGTGAAATCTCGCGGATGTTATATGACACAAATGCTACATACACTCATACCGTGGATTATCTTGTTGCTATGTTGACTTTGGATAAAGTTGTGGTGACGAGCGGAAGAAGTAAAACACTGAAAAAAAAGAATAGAGAAGCCGCGACTTCTGTATTGAAAATGATTAAAGATAAGGAATTTATCAGAGACGCTTTATGGCGCGGAATGGTTGATGGAATAGCATTTTACTATTTTGAAACTTCAACCCGCCCGATAAGCAATCAAAAGTTCTATAACGACTTTGATATTTCTTCTATTGTTGAAATCAATGATGCAGAGGTAAAAGCCTCTATTATTCCCTTGCCGACGGATTATACAAGGATTATACATAGACGAAACAATTACTATCAAGTTGCTTTCAATTTGGATTATTTTACGATTAACTCAACTGAACCCGTTGAAAGAAAATTAAGGAAGTTTCCGAAAGAAATCCGCGATGCTTATTATGAAAGACAAAAGCAAGGATTAAAGGAAAGCGGTAATTGGGTTGCATTGAATGTGAATAATACTATTGTTCATAAAATTCGTAGCGAAATGAGTGAACCATATGGCAGACCTCTTGTTATGGCGGCAATCAATGACATCTTGTATAACGATTACTTTACTTCTACAAAGCGCGGAGTGCTTGATGAAATAAACAATCAGGTTATCTATCAGACGTTCCCCGAAGGAAAAGAAAAGGGTACAAGCGCATTAACTACTACTCAACAAGAAAATCAGCATAGAACCGTTAAAAATGCTATTTTAACAAAGCAAAATAAAAGTGGCAAAACATTTATCTCAGTAGCCGCTGGAACAAAAATAAATTCACTCGATACAAACAATACAGATATTTTTGACAGTAAAAATGAAGAAAATCTTAATGACAAGATAGCTCTCGGACTTGGTATCGCGGGAGCTTTATTAAATGGTGTCGGAAGTGGTAGCTATGCCGCGCAAGAGCAAAACCTTGAATTGATTACAAGGCAAGTTTGCCAATGGGTTGAACAAATAGCCAATGAATTGAATAAATGTATTGCTGAAAATATTATTAAAGATAGAAATAATAAAGCAGAAGTGAACTATTTGCCTATTACTTGTGTAAACCAAAAGCAAAAAGTTGCTGATTTTAAGGATTTATATTTGCAGGGCAATGGTTCAATAACCGCTTGGGCGGCGGCTTGCGGATTATCAGAAGAAGTATTTACGGCATTGTTAGACCACGAAAAAGAAGAAAAATTTGCGGAAAAATATCCTCCGCACCAAACAAGTTTTACTTTGTCTAAGCAAGATGCGGATAAAAAGGCGGGTAGACCCGAAACTGATAATCCTACTGAAAATACAGTTAAATCAAAAGGTAATAATGGCAATAGTATGCCATCACCTTCAGATAACAAGTAATGCACTCATTGGGTGCATTTTTTAGTTGATAAAAGGCGATTGCCTTTTTCATATATACAAAATTCCAAAGAAAGGCGGTGAAATGAATGAAAACATTTGAGATTTTTAGTGAATCCAAAAAGAAAGGTCAAAATGGTCGGCGCAAATTCAAACTCGTGTTGTATAAGATTCAGCCCGATAGCTGCATTGACGTAGAAAATGAAGTAGGTACTGAGTATAACCTAAATGGTATCACTTGGATAAGAGAATATTGCGAACAAGCATTAGGCAGCATTGAGGGTATGTTTCTGCGTTGTGAGTTTTTAGACGAGGATAGAACTGAAATTTGCGGACACGGAATGACTGAAATCGAAGATGGAGTACCTATCTTTGAAAACGCGACCACAATCGGTAGATTCACCAAAGGTTATATCCAAGAAATTGAAGATGAAAACGGTGAAACGATTTTGGCTTGTATCGGCGAAGGAGAGATAGATTCCAGTTGTTATAAGAATTTCTGTGACAAACTTGACGAAGATATTGCGCAAGGCATTTATCCACAGGGCAGCGTGGAAATTATGCGGGCGGAAGATGAGGACAGAATTGTTTATAAGTATGGTTACAAAGATTTAGGAAGAATCCCGATGAAATTCATTCACAGTGGATATGCGCTAATTGGCATAAAACCAAGTGATTCCGCGGCTAAGTTATTGGAATTAAATTCACAAAACAAGGAGGAAACGACTATGACCGAAGCTGAAATTAAAGCTCTTGTCGAGCAGACCGTTTCTGCATATACAAATGCAGAGGTTGAAATCAACCAATGCAAAGAAGATTGCGATAAAAAGGTTGCTGATGCTAATGCCGCTACTGATGCTGCTATCGTTGAAAAGAACGAACTGCAAGCCACTGTTGACGAGTTACACGCAGCTATCGAAAAGTGGGAATCTGATTACAAAGAGCTGAATCAGAAGTATTCTGAACTTTGGGCTGCCAAAGAAGCTCTTGATAAGGCTCTTGGTGAGGCAAAGGCTAAGGAGCTTATCGGCGAAATGAACGCTGCGATTGCTAAGTTCTCTGACACAGAGAAAGAATATGCAAAGGCTGAAATCGAAGCGTTTACTGCTGACCCCGAAAACGTTGAAATCAATTCCGTTGTTAGCAAGATTTACGAGGGCATTGGTAAAACCGCGAAGGCAGAAACCGAGAAAAAGGTTGCCGAACAGAACGCGGCTAAAACACAAGTTGAGGACATTTTTGCCGCAGTAGAAGTTAATGCTCCTGCTGTTGAGGAAGATGTCGATATTTTTGCTTAATTTACAAATAGAAAGGAAGATGACAAATGATTAAATTTGCAACTTTGGGTGCAGGCATTGCCGCAAAGAATGACCCTACTATCACTTCTAATAGTGCAGTAGCAAATTATACTTTCCTTACTTACGAAGGAACTCTTTATCTGATTATGAACATTGTCAACGGCGATGATTCTTATGTTGATGATATTACTATTCCCGCCGGAGAACATCTAAGAGGCATTGATGTAAAGAGCATTGAGGGCTTGAAACTGATTGTTGATGGCAAACATATTACTTATGCTTCTGGCAAAACCATTGCCGATGTTGTTAAAGATACCATTCTTACTGTTGGTAATGATGGCAAGTTGGCTGTTGCACAGGCTGCTCCCGAAAGCGGTGTATATTTCAAGGTTACAAAGGCTGGAGTAAAACTAACCGAGGCTGCTGTTGAAGTCAAGGTTTGCGTAGCCTAATTAAAATTCTAAAGAAAGGAAGATGTGACTTATGTTTAATACTACTATTGAACTTAACAATGCGCGTAAAGACGCTAACTATATTACAAATAACAACCTTCACGCTCATTCTGCTGTTGTAGAAGTTTTCTCTGCTATGGTAAATGGTGAGGAAGTTGGTAAGTTCGGTGCAAAAGCAGACAAGGCTGTTGCTTATATTAAGAAACTTGGTGAAAAGGCTGAGTACGGCGATTCTGCCGCAGTTGCAGAGCTGAACACCATTAGACGTTATGTTATTGAGTCACCTGTTTTGCAGGAAATCAAACTTCTTGGTATTTTTGGTTCTTTTGAGCAGGTTGGTTTCGATGAGTCTATCGAGCGTGAAGTCTACAAGCACGTTGGTGAGTTCTCTCGTATGCAGGCTAATAACGGCGACGTTACTTTCCCCGCTATCACAAGAGAGAAATATCCTGTTGGCACAAAGACTGTATCTGGCGGTTATGCCGTAGATTATCGCAGAGTTGCACTTGGCGATATGACTAAGGAAAATGAAGGTCTTGCAATGGTAAGAACCGATATTTATAACCGTGCTATGAGATACATTATGGTTACTATTTATAATGCAATCAAGAACGCTACTGGCGTTAAGTATTGGTTTGAGGGTACAACTGGTTTGACAAAGCAGGGTGCTGACGATGTTATTACTAAGGTTCGCAGAAACGGCAAACCTACTGTAATCGGTGATTACTCTGTTCTTGCTCAGTTTACTCCCTGGGCTGGCTATGTAGGCTCTATCGCTTCTAATACCATTACTGGTATGTCACAGAAGGTTATGGACGAAATTGCTTCTCGCGGTTTGCTGGCTACATACAATGGTGCAAATCTCGTTGAGATTCCCAATCCTTACAACGAGTATGAAATGAACGCTGATGGTAGCAACTTTGCTACTCTGCTTCCTGCTGGTCTTGCTTATGTTCTGCCCACTGGCGGAAAGTCACCTATCAAAACTTGGGTTCGCGGTGGCTTAACTTCTATGACTGGTGACGATGTTAAGAGCGGTCAGCACATTGTTAGATTCGACCTCGAAGTAGCGTGCGATTGCGCAAAGGGTAAGGAACATCAAATTGGTGTTCTTTATGACCAAGCTATCGGTGGTTTAGCATAATAATATTGAATTAGTATAAAGTTTGTAGGATAGACACTTACCACTTTATAGATATTTTGGCAGGTGCTCTTTTATTGGAGCGCCTGTCTTTTATATTGAGGTGAGATTATGTCGGCAAAGAAAACACAAGAACAATTTGAAAAAGAAATGGAACAGTTACATCCAAATTTAACTGTTATTGGCGAATATACAACGGCACGAAACCCGATAGAGGTTAGGTGTAACATTCATAATTATCATTATTCTGTTGTTGCTGGAACTTTATTGGGAAATAAATATGGCTGTAAACTTTGTGCAAGAGAACATTGGGGATTAAAACAGAAAAAGTATCAAAACAATGATGATTTTATTAATGATATGAATAAAGCTAATCCAAATGTTGTTGTTTTAGAAGATTATAAGGATGCGAGAACAAGAATAGAAGTTCGCTGCAAAGTGTGTGGTAATGAATGGAAGTCAGACCCATATAGTCTTTTGAAAGGTAGCGGTTGCAAAAAATGCGCTATGAAGTATGTGCAAAACTTGAAAATAAAATCGCACGAAGAATTTTTGGATGACTTTAAGAAAAGAAATAAAAACTATGATAAAATCAAAGTTCTTACTAAATACCAAAAATATGAATTGCCAATAACTTGTGAATGTTTAGAGTGTCATAATGTTTGGGAAACTACACCACACTATTTATGTGGAGATGGTAGCGGATGTCCACTTTGTAAATTATCTAAGGGTGAAGGAAGAATACGAAGATTTTTTGTAGATAATAATATTTCATATATTTCTCAAAAAACATTCGACGGATTACTTGGATGTGGCGGAAAACCACTTCGTTTTGATTTTTATTTACCTAATTATAATTTATTACTTGAATATCAAGGGCAATTCCACGATAACACTGTTTCATACCAAACCAAAGAGCGTTATGAGCGATTAAAAGAACACGATAAACGAAAAAAGATATTTGCCAAAGAAAATGGTTATGAACTGTTTGAAATATGGTATCAAGATTACGACAATATCGAAACTATCCTGCAAGAAAAATTGTTAGGAGATAAGTCCGATGGAAAACAATGTTAATTTTTATTGTTACTCTTTAAGACTTTTTCATTTTCTTTCCGCCTTTTCAGAAAAATGTTATGCGTCAAAAATTAATAAACTAAGTAATACGCGATATTGGATATTCCGAAAAGGAGAAAGGTTGGATAAGTTAATTGCCTTATATAACGAGGTAAAACATAGATATTAGTTGGAAACATAAAATAAAGCATCCATTTGATTGGGTGATAATTGAAACGAGGGATTGAAAATGGCAGAAACAAAAGCCAAAAGAACAGCAACCAAAAAGGTTGAAGAAGATATAGATTCGGTAGTTGATTTTACCGATGAAGAATTAGAAAAGCGTGTTACGATTCGCAATATTACCGATTGGGATTTAGGAATTATTTTGCAAAATGAGAATGGTGAAAAGAAACTGACAAGAAATGGTACTTTGAGATTATCACGTAGCGAAATAATGGCTCAGATTAATATTGGAAATAAAGCGATTGCCGGAGTTGATGGCAAAGGCACTCACGCTTGTATCTATATTGAGGATGCCCCAACTCGTCGTTGGCTTGGTTTTGAAACTAAAGATTGTCCTCAAAAGATTTTCACAGATGACGTTGCAAAGAAATTGTTTGCAATGTCACAATCGGAATTTGAAACAAAATTACCGAAGTATATTGCTACTCGTGCAGAGGGATTTGCATTGAGGGATGCTATTAAGCGATTGAAGTTTAATGATTATAGAAAAATGCGTGCTGTCGCAAATCGCATTGGTGTCCCGCTTGAAGAATTTCTTTCTGACGAGGATTAAAACCAAGAAGGAAGGTGCTTGTGAATGAATACTACCGCAAGTGAAGTTTTTGACAGCTTTGAGAGTTCATTCAAAGATAAAGTTGTCATTCCCGAAGCCCTTGAACTCGTGTGGTTAAAGAAAGCGGTTGGTAGATATTCAATCGAACTTTCCCCTATTAACTTTGATTCAGATGTAATGGAATTTGACAGAGAACTCGACCAATATTCCATTGATACATTAGCTGCCTTTATGAAACAAAGTTATCAGGAACGTGAGGTTTCGAGGATAAATAAGCAGGTTTCCATAACTGGCAAAGATTTAAGTATAACTATGGGTCAAGGCGGAAAAGCCGCTGCCAAAGAGGAATTGGATTATTGCGATTCTCAAAGTGAACAGATGATTGCTAACCAAAAGCCTACTGCTTACAATTAGGTGGTGGTTTAATGGCGCAAGAATGGTATTTAATGAACACTAATCACGATACAGTTAGTGGTTTTGAAACAGATGATTTTGAGAATTTTGCAAGAGATGGTTTTGAAGAATTATTGCAATCCGCAATGGCTTCAAGCGTGGAAATATGTAATTATGATTTATCTGTGCGCGTACCTCAAAGAGTAATTATGAATGGTAGAGTACAAGATACAAAATTAAACAGTTTATCAAGGCAAATGTTAGCGCCAATCGGCACTTGCAGAGCAGGACAATATGTTTATTACAAAGATAGATATTGGCTTATAGTTGGTCTTGTTGATGATAACGGTATTTATGAAAAAGCCGTGTTATCATTATGCAATTATTTACTTTCTTGGTTAAATGATAAAGGTGAAGTTGTTCAAAGATGGATTAATGCTTCATCCGCTTCACAATACAATAATGGTGAAAATGGCAATCAATACGTGACTATTCGTAGCGACCAGTTAATTGTTCTTATGCCGGACGATGATGAATGTCTATTAATTCCACATAGAAAACGGTTTATCATTGATATGCGTTGTAAATTATATGAACGCGATTTTTCTGATGATGTAACTGTCGATACTTCAAAACCAGTAATCACTTATTACTTTACTCGTACTGACAACGTACTTTATAACTATCAAAATAGCGGTCACTCTGAATATATGTGCACACAAGAAGAACAACATGAAACAGATGGATATTATGTTGTAAATGGAAAAGGTTATTGGCTGTGTGATGTGCCAAAACAAAATAATATTCCAACTCAGTTATCATGTGAAATTGTGTGTGACGAACCAATTATTTGCAATGGACTTGAACCAAGTGTCTTTATGGCGAAATTCTATGATTCAGAGGGCAAAGAAATATGGGTAAGTCCGCAATGGGATATTGAGTGTGATTTTAAGGAAAAACTAAATATTGAATACGTTGATAATTCAATCAGAATTTCTGCCGATAATGAGAAATTAAGCAATAAATCGTTTGAGTTATCATTATACGCATTTGGTTATGAAACCACCAAGCTAAAAGTTACAATTAAAGACTATTTATAATGGAGTAGCGATATGAAACAAAATAAAAAGGATATATTTGAACTCGGTAAATTCAAAGCAAAAATACACGCTGCTCTTTACAAAAGTGACAATATTAAGGAATTGCTATTAGGTGATGTTTCTGGCAAAGCGCCAACTGAATTGCGAAAATTATTCAAAGAGCACGTTAAATCTCATTTGTTTGTTGATGAAGTTATTACCGAAACTGAATCTTATATTTTTTATGATGTAACCTTACCATCTTTTAGCGAAACTACAAAGATGTGTCAAGTTCAATTATATGTGGTATGCCATAGGGATATTCTTGACGATTATTCCAAAGAGGGGTTTTATGGCAACCGCGCAGATATTCTTACTGAAATGGTGGAAAATGCTTTACTATATGATGAAGAAGTTGCAAAGAGTTTTGGAATAGGAAATTTAGAATTATCTCACATTGGAATTTACAATGGAAGAAATGTTTATGGTCATGTTCTGCAATTTAATGTGCCGAACTTTAGGTAAATTATGTTATTGGATTATGGAACATTACTGTCGGAAGAACCTATTCGTTTCCCTATTGGCTCAATTAAGCCGCCAACTATAGGTGATATAAAAAAAATTACATTTGCAAAATTCCAATTATATGAAATGTATCTGCAAATAACCCCAAAAGATTTTTTTACAAATTCCAAAAATTCAGAAATAAAACAACTATGGGAATCTTTGCCGGATGAAGAAAAAGAAAAAATGACATTATTTAATTTGATATTGTCAGACGCTTCTTTGCAAAACATTTACATAGAGGTATTTAATTTCTTTTTTGTTGAAGATGTTTCATTTGAAGATAATATGTTTACTATCTATGATAATGGCGAATTAGTTGGTGCAATTCGAGAAGGAATATTTACTTCTATCATTGAAGTTATACAACAGATTTGCGGAGTTTATGAAAAAAAAGAAAGTGATTTTCGAGAGATTCCATTGAAAAACACGAAAACAGCCAAAAATATTTTTGAAAAACTTCTTAAAGGCAGAAAGAAATTTAAGAAGAATAAAGAAAAGGAAATGGCTAAAAAAGGAAATGCTAAAAACTGGACGTTACCAAATATCTATTCGGCTGTAGCAAATGCACATCCATCATTGAATTATTCAAATATGAATAATATAACAGTTTATCAATTGATTGATTCTTTTCAAAGGACTGTTGTTAATAAGAAATTTGAGATGGCAGCCCACAGTGTTTCGGTATGGGGTGACGAGAAGAAACAATTCGATGACAGTTTATGGTATAAAAATATTTATGACAAAGATGACCTATTCGATGAATAAGTTATCTTTTTTTATTTTATAAAAGGAGTTGAAAATTATGGCAAATGCTTATAAGGCTAATCGTCAGGTTTGCGACGTTGATATTCGTGTGCTTAAAACACTCGCTCCATTCTTAAACTTTGAGTATGCGAACGTAACTGCTGTTAATATTTCATCTGATTCAGTTTATGCTATGGCTAAAGGTTCAAAGAAAGTTCCTTTTGCTAACCCAATCGAGGGTACTATGAGCATTGAGGCGCAAGTTATTCCATTTGAGTTCTATGCTATGATGACTGATGGACAGATTAAAACAACTGGCGCATATGCAGATAAAGTTACTGTTAAGGCGACACAAGCAGGTAGCGTTTCATTTGAGCTTGAAAATGGTACTGTAGTTGCCGGCTCTGTATTTGTTTATCCAAAGGGAGAGTTTGGTAAGGCTTCAAGCGCTATTACTGGCACATTTGCAACATCTGGCAGTGGAACAGTTACTAATACATTCACAGAAACAGTTGCAGATGGCGCAACAGGTGTAATTACTGCTGATTCTGAATATGAGATTGGTTTCATTCGTCAGCGCGACGACGTAAAGAGAGTTTCATTCAATAGCAAAAATCTTCCTGCTGAGTACAGAATTACTTACAAGACTTTGGACAAAGACGAAGATGGTGACTACACCGGCTTTATCGTAACTGCTTACAAGGCAGCTATCCAAAGAAGTCTTGAATTATCCTTTAGTTCCGAGGGCGACCCCGCAACAATCAAACTTACGTCAATGAAGGCGTACCTACACAGAAATGTGTTTGAATATTATCTATTGAACTGCTGAAAATCCCTAAAGCTATACTAACCACAACGTAATGATGAAATAAGCATAAGCGTGATGGTTACGAAAGTAGAAAAAATAGTATAGATGGTGCATGGTGAAATAAAAGCATTACAAATTGTAATGTCCTAAACATTATAATAATGGGAAACCAGCAACTAAGTCCCGAATAGGGAAAAGCTCAACGACTATCGAAAACTATATATACAGATATGGTGAGTAGAGTACACCACAAGCGATTGGTGGTGGAAGTGGTAGAATCCGAAAGGAATTGATATAGTCTGCACTTCTGATGAAAGTCAGAGAAGCGGTTCGTCCGCTGGGAATATGTAGCGAATATTCTTGAACATATTGGTTGATTTGTTAGAGGACAAAGATGGTAATTCTCTTGATATTATTGAGTTGCCTGATGGTGAGCAATATTAATCACTGTTTCAAGGTGATATAAATGATTATAAAATGTAAAGTTGAATTAAACAACGACCTCGTTACTGTTATTAACTATGACGGTAATTTAGTTCAAATCCCGTCCATTCAAAACAAAGACGCAAAATTCGTCAATGTTTGGCTTAATGACGGTCATTATAAGGTTGTGCCGGACGATTTTGTTGAACCCGCGAAAGAGATAACTCCTGATACGGTTAAAACAGAAAAACCCGTTAAGAAAACAAAGAAGAAAACAACACATAAGGACTAACGAGGTTGTATAGTATTTAGGCACAATAGGGATTACTTTATAACCAACGTTATACTGTAATCCCTTTATTTTTGCGCCATGAAAGGATAGAAAAATGAGGAAATTTAGTACATTAGAAGAAGTATTTGAATATTACGGGCGAGGAAATCTTGTGGCAGTAGGCAACATAAAACAAATAATTCATTACACAACAAATGGTTGTCAACCTGAGTTTGTTTTTGAAAGTGAAGTAGATAAAGGTAAGATTACGGCTTGGTTTCACAAAGAAAAAACAAGAGAAGTTTATAAATCGTGGATGAATAATCGCCCTACAAAATAAAAGATATTTTTTGTTGTCTTACGGAAGGAGTGAGTTTATGGCTTCTGTGGGCAAAATTTTTGAGCGGAATTTTTCTAATTCTGTTCCAGACTATGCTTTACTATATCGTTTACCAGATGCTGCACAGTCTTTTGGAGGTAATAATAATCTAAGATTCAGTAACAAAAATCCGTTCGACTTCCTGATTTGGGATTCAAAGGTAAAGATATTATATGCTCTCGAATTGAAATCGGTAGCGGGAAAGTCAATAAGTTTCGAAAGAACCAAAGAAGAAAAGGGAGAGATACATTTTCATCAAATAGAAGGTTTGAATAAGTGGGATAAATATGACGGAACAATTTGCGGATTTATTATTGAGTTCCGTGAGTTGGAGAAAACTATTTTTCTCAATATACAAGAAATGAATATGCTTATGAAAGTTATTCAAAAAAAGAGTTTTAATTTTACTGACTTAGATAAATATAAGATTCAATATTTTATTATCCCACAAAAAAAGTTAAAGGTAAATTATAAATATGATATTCATTATATGCTAACACACTTTGTTGAGTTGGCTTTTAATATCGAGAGAAAGGAAGAAGTAAATGTTCAAGATTAATGATAATTTAGATATTGTTGCATACGGCGCGGCAGTCCGTGAAATTGCAGATAATTTTTTTGACGGTGATGGTAATTATGCTCCGCATATTGGCAAAGCGGGCGCAATGGTTGTTTTTTACAACTATTTTGTAGCAGAAAGTAAGTTCTCTGAAATGACATCAGAAGAATTTACAACCGATTTATTTTTCTCTGATGAAGAATTTTTGAGTGAGTATAACAAGGCAATTAAAGATTGCGCGGAAGTTAGATTCAATTTTGGCAATGCTTATAAAGATGCTATTGATATTGTAAACACACGAAAAACATCTATCGGCAGAGCTGTTGAACAATTTGAAAAGGCAATTGTAAATCTTGCGGCGAAGGTTTCCCCTATTTTTTCAGAAGAAACCATAGACAAAATCGCAAAAATTTCTGATGATGTCGCAAAAGGTGATTTGAGTGCGGAATCTGTAATAAAAGCAATCGGAAACAGGTGATTGTATGCCACAAGCGCGGAATATGAAACAATTAAATGATATGCTAATGCGTTCATTAAAAAACGCTATGAAAGCTACATCAAAAAAAGCCGAAGCCGATATGTATGACGCAACTGGTTGGTTTTATGGTGGTGGCGACCCAAGATATGAACCTACAGTTTATGAGCGGACAGGAGCATTGGGCGATACTCCGCGAGTCACTGAAAACAATGTTAATCAATATGCTAATGGCGGAGAAGTAAGTTTTACTGCTTATTTAGATAATACTCATGTTTATACTACAGGTGATAATCCTGATATGCAAAAAGTATTAGAGCTTGCAAATGACGGAACACAATGGATTACCGCAAATGGCAAAAATGCAAGATTGGCTGTTGGTCGCAGAGAATTTTGGGAACGCGCGGAAGAAAATATAGAGAAAGATTTTGAAGAAACGTTGAGTAAAACTTTCAAGCCAGTATGAAGGAAGTGATAAATATGGCTAAGAAAGGAAGGTCAACTGTTTATAACAATATAACAAGCGAAGAAAAACTAAAGCAAGTTAATCAAGATAATTTGGATTTAGAGGAAGATTATTTAGACTATTTAAGGTCGGTTGATAGAGCAAAAACTACAATTTATCAGTATCAACAAAATTTGCGCGTTTTTTGGTGTTGGAATTTAGAATACAACAAAAATAAGTTTTTTGTTGATTTGACAAAAAGAGAAATATCTAAATTTCAAAATCACGCATTAAATGTGTGGGGTTGGTCGCCAAAAAGGATTCGTACCGTAAAAGCCACATTATCTTCTTTGAGCAATTTTATTGAAAATATATTAGATGATGAATATGAAGATTATAAACCAATCGTGAGAAAAATAGAATCTCCGGCAAATGAAGCTGTTAGAGAAAAAACTATTTTATCAGAAGAAGAAGCTCAATCTCTTTTAGACACTCTTGTAGATAAAAAAGAATATGAAAAAGCTTGTTTTATTGCTTTGGCTATGTATAGCGGAAAAAGAAAAGATGAATTAACCAGATTCAAAGTGTCTTATTTTAATAAAGAGAATTTGATATGTGATGGTGCTTTATACAAGACACCAGAAAAAATCAAATCTAAAGGACGCGGTTCTAAAGGTAAACTTATATATGCTTATACGCTTGCAAAAAAGTTTCAGCCATATTTTGATTTATGGATTGAAGAAAGAAACAAAAAAGGAATTAAAAGTGATTGGCTGTTTCCATCTTTTGAGTTGTTAGATAATCCAAATAATGCCGAACAGAATGATGAACATATAAAAATATCGACTATTGATTCTTGGATGCGTTCAATTAGCAAAATCGTAGGGAAGCCATCATATTGCCACCAATTTAGGCATTTCTTTACAACGTATTTATTAGAGAACAATCTACCTGAAAGTGT